AAAATCTTCTATGAAGTAAAGGAAATGTAGAAAATAGTTTGTAATTAATTTGTGATTATCTTGATTATAGAATATTTTCTACATTAAGTCAATATAAAAGTAGAATATTTTCATCTATGAAAGGAGGAATGAAGGTGATTTATGATAACATCCGAACTATCTGTGAAAAGAAGAACATTTCTATTAAACAGGTAGAGCGAGAACTCGGCTTTTCCAATTCAAGCATTTGTAAATGGAATGAATGTGAACCAAGTGTTTGGAAAGTACAGAAAGTAGCAGATTATCTTGGAGTATCCATGGAATATTTGCTGTCAGACCAGAAGGAGGCAAGTTGAAAAATGTCGGTGATTACTATTGGAGTGAGTGCTTTAGTAGCAGGGATTACTACCAAAATAATAGCCACCTACTATTTTAAGAAAGTAGATGGCTACGTAAAAGAAATGTGTGAAATGACAGCTAAAAGTAATGAATATACATTGGCTATTTTACACAAACTTCATAAAAATTCTCGCCCAGAGGAGTAAAAGATCCGAGGTATTTGTGTATGTTAGCTCGTTTGGAAGCATAACGACTAATTGCTTTTAAAGAAAAATCTTTATAATAAGTTGTTTCTTCATATGGAATGTAAATTGATTCATTTGGAATAAATGAATTTTTATTAATTGTAATTATTCCTAATCGCTCCAAAGAAGAAATAGAAAATGAAGCATTTTCAAGAGATACATCTGATAACGAGGATATATAAACAGTAGAAAGCTCTGTCTCGTAATCATGGTTTTGTGAATTTTCAAGAACATAGTCAACTAGTGGAAGAATTGATTTTGGACGAAGCGTTTTTAAAATCCTAGCATCAGTTGGACTCATTTGTTTGATGATCTCTGCAAATGATGGATGAACATTCTGGATATACCTATTATCCATAGAGTTGGAAATTAAATTTACAAACATTTTGCGGAGTTCTTCCGATTCAATACAATATTTGGAATTTTCGAGAGCTTGAGCGGTTGTTTGAATATTTGGTTCAATACGTTTTTCTTCAGGAATAGAAGAGATTGCTCGCGATAATTCTTGTTTGTAAAGTTCCAAATCATGAGCGTATTTCATGCGACGTTTATCTGCAGCTTGCGTGATTCCACCAAAAACTAAGTACCATGCATCTGCAAATGTTTGTCCTATTCCTTGCGTCGGCTTATCGGTGAGATTTTTAACAGCATTATCAACGGAAGCTGGAAGATCTGGGAGATTAATAAAGGAAGAATTTTTGTCAGACATAATAGTTTCCTTCTTTCTTATGTACTAGGCATGGCAGTGCCTGTAATTACAGAATAGGAGAGTAACGATGAAAAGTCAATCTGTTGAAGAAAATCGACAAATTTCGACAAAGAAAGAGAGGTGAAACACATGGCAATTCAGTACACATCAGAAGAAAAAAAGTACGTTCTCCTTAAAGGAAACATCCTGAAACGTATGGAAGCTGAAAGAGTATCTGATGCTCAGATGGCAACTGCTACAGGGATGGCAGTAAGAACATACAAGGAGAAGAAATTGTATCCAGAGAAATTTACTTATCCAGAGCTCAGAAGATTGTTTATTCGGTTGAAGTTTCCGGAGAGTGAGATATTGGAGGCACTGACATGAGAGATCTAATCGATTCCGTTCTGATCGGAGGATGTGCAAGCTATCTTCCGTTCTGGATCTGGAATAATGCAGGTGATCAGCTCGTCGGAGCACTGGCACTGATCGGAATAACATACATAGTCAAACGGTGGCATGTATGGAAGGTGTAACTAAAAAGGATCCTCAGAGCTGCAACTCAGAAGGACCCAAAAGATAATAATAGTTTATCACCCTTTCATTGTATGAGGGTAGAAAGGAAAAGTCAATGATTAAAACAGAAAATGGTAGCGTACAGATGATGGGAAACCTCGCAGAAATTATGACAGATATGACATTAGTAATCAAAGCATTTCGAAGTGGTGTAAGCAAAAAATATGGAGAAAAAGTAACGGATGATTTTCTTCGTAAGTGCATCAAAACAGGATTCATGTCAGATGAAGAGCTGGAAAAGGGGGCTAAAAGATGAGCATGAAGATCAATAAGCTGGAGATTGAAAACGTCAAGCGTATCAAAGCAGTTAAAGTAGAACCCAAAGCAAATGGCCTCACTGTTATTGGTGGAAATAACAACCAGGGAAAGACTTCTGTTCTGGATTCCATTGCATGGGCTCTTGGTGGAGAACGTTACAAGCCATCACAGGCAACCAGAGAAGGTTCCGTGATTCCACCTACATTACATATAGTAATGAACAATGGCCTTGTTGTGGAGCGTAAAGGAAAGAATAGCGCCTTAAAGGTCACAGATCCTAATGGACAGAAGGCAGGACAGCAGCTCTTGAATGAATTTGTGGAACAGCTTGCATTAGATCTTCCTAAATTTATGGAAGCCTCTGGCACAGAAAAGGCAAAGATTCTTTTACAGATTATTGGTGTTGGTCCGCAGCTTGCTCAGTTTGAACAGCAGGAAGAAGAACTATACCAAGAACGTTTATATATCGGTCGTACTGCGGATCAGAAAGAGAAGTTTGCAAAGGAACAGCCATATTTTGCGGATGCCCCCAAAGATCTTATATCTGCTTCTGAGCTGATCCGGCAACAGCAAGAAATCCTCGCAAGGAATGGAGAGAACCAGAGAAAGCGTGAGCAGTTGCATCAACTGGAGCAGAAGTATCAGCGTATCAATGAACAGATAACGGCTCTTCTGGCAGAGCAGAAACAGGTAGAAAATGATCTGGAAACGGCCAGAAAATCCGCATTGAATCTGAATGATGAATCTACCGAAGAGCTGGAACAGAATATTTCCAATATTGAAGAAATCAATCGGAAAGTAAGGGCAAACCTTGACAAGGAAAAGGCCGAAGACGATGCCAAAACATATCGTGATCAGTACAATTCCCTGACAAAGGATCTTGAAGATGTCAGAGATAAAAAAGCACAGCTTTTGAATTCGGCAGAGCTTCCGCTTCCGGAATTGTCTGTTAAAGAAGGTGAGTTGATCTACAAAGGGCAGAAGTGGGATAACATGTCTGGCTCTGATAGGTTAAAGGTATCAACAGCGATTGTAAGAAAGCTGAATCCGAATTGTGGTTTTGTGCTTCTGGACAAGCTGGAACAGATGGATATGAAGTCATTACAGGAGTTTGGTGAATGGTTGGAGGCAGAAGGTCTTCAGGCAATTGCAACAAGGGTAAGTACCGGTGATGAATGTTCGATCATTATCGAAGATGGATATGTGGTTGGACAGGATATTTCGGAAGAACCTAAAAAGAAAGAATGGAAGGCAGGTGCATTTTAAATGGAGATTACGAGAGGTAAGATTCCATGTGCAAAAAAAGTAGTTATTTATGGACCAGAAGGGATTGGTAAGTCAACATTTGCCAGCCAGTTCCCTGAACCGGTGTTCATCGATACGGAAGGAAGTACGAATTCCATGGATGTAGCAAGACTGCCAAAACCTACAAGCTGGCAGATGCTTTTGGACGAGATTCAGTATATAAAGTCTCATCCGGATGTATGCAAAACATTAGTTATTGATACCATTGACTGGGCTGAATCCATGTGCATTCAGTGTATCTGTGATAAACACCAGAAATCAGGCATTGAAGATTTTGGTTATGGTAATGGTTATGTTTATACAAAGGAAGAAATGGGACGCTTTCTGAACAGACTTTCAGAAGTTGTCGAAGCTGGTGTGAATGTCGTGCTGACTGCACATGCTCAGATTCGTAAGTTTGAACAGCCGGATGAACTGGGAGCTTATGATCGCTGGGAGCTGAAACTTGGAAAGAAAACATCTTCCCAGACATCACCACTCATTAAAGAATGGGCGGACATGCTGCTGTTTGCAAATTATAAAACATTTTCCATTGCAGTAGATGATAAAGGTCAGAAGCGAAAAGCACAGGGTGGGGAACGTGTACTGTATACGTCTCATCATGCCTGCTGGGATGCAAAGAACCGTTATGGCCTTTCGGAACAGGTACCATTCAGTTTCTCATCAATCGCCCACATCATTGATAACAAACCGGCTGAACAGCCTAAAGTCAACTCACAGCCTACATATCAGGTAGAGAAACAAACACAACCTACCTCAGAACCGGTTCAGCAGACTTACACTGCGGGTGAACAGATGAATCTTCCATTGAATGAGCCGGTTAAACAGGGAGAGAAGAAACCATTCCCCGCACAGGACCCGGAAATCCCTAAAGCACTGCGTGATCTGATGGAAGCCAATCGTGTAGATGAGTGGGATATTCAGAACGTAGTAGCTGCAAGAGGCTACTATCCTGCAGATGTGAAGATTAAAGATTACGATAAGGATTTTATCGATGGTTGCTTGATCGGAGCATGGCAGCAGGTCTATGGAATGATCAAAGAGATGAAAGAAAAAGAAGTAATACCGTTTAATTAAGGAGGATAACAGATATGGCAACAGAAGGAAGAGAATATGGATGGGATGACACTATTAAAGAAGATGCTCAGGAGTTTGAGCCGCTCCCGGAAGGTGATTACAATGTAACAATTGAGAAATTTGACAGAAGCAGATCTTCTGGAAATGGAAAACTTCCGGCATGCAACATGGCAGTCGTGTACTTTATCGTACATGTACCAAACAGAGAGATAACTATCCGTGAAAATTATGTGCTACACAGTAGTCTGGAATGGAAACTGTCAGAGCTGTTTCGTGGTGTCGGACTCAAAAAAGAAGGTGAAGAACTCCGTATGGATTGGAGTGCACTGCCTGGAAAGACTGCCCGTGCCAAGATTGGCCTGAGAGCGGGTACCAAGGATCCGACAAAGAAATATAACTTTATCGACAAACTTTATCCAAAAGAAGCATCAAAGCCGGCATTTACACCAGGGGGATTTTAAAAAATGGAGCTGAGACCATATCAGCAGGAAGCAAAAGATGCAATCTTTGAGCAGTGGGACAGCGGGGTGTTAAAAACTCTGCTGGTCCTTCCCACAGGATGTGGGAAAACAGTAGTATTTGCGAAAGTTACAGAAGATTGTGTTCGCCAGGGCAGTAGAGTACTTATACTTGCTCATCGTGGAGAGCTGCTGGATCAGGCAGCTGACAAGCTGAAAAAAACAACAGGACTTGGATGTGCAGTAGAAAAAGCAGAATCTTCATGCCAGGGCACATGGTTCCGTGTAGTTGTCGGCTCTGTACAGACCCTCATGAGAGAAAAACGTTTAAACAGTTTTCCGTCTGATTACTTTGATACGATCATCATAGATGAGGCACATCACTGTATTTCTGATAGCTATCAAAGAGTTTTACAGCATTTTTCAGGAGCACATGTACTTGGAGTTACTGCTACCCCTGACAGAGGGGATATGAAAAATCTTGGTACATATTTTGAGTCTCTTGCTTATGAATATACACTTCCGAAAGCAATCAAAGAGGGATATCTGTCACCAATAAAAGCACTGACGATTCCATTAAAGATTGATATGAGTGGTGTATCCATGCAAGCGGGAGATTTCAAAGCAAGCGATATCAGTACTGCATTGGATCCATATCTGCAGGGAATTGCAGAAGAAATGAAGAAATACTGTCAGGATAAAAAGACAGTTGTATTTCTTCCACTGGTAAAGACCAGCCAGAAGTTTCGTGATCTGTTGAATGAAAATGGCTTCCGTGCTGCAGAAGTAAATGGAGATAGCCAAGATAGAGCCGAAATCCTGAAAGACTTTGATGCAGGAAAGTACAACGTGCTTTGTAACTCGATGCTCTTAACAGAAGGATGGGATTGTCCGTCTGTTGACTGCATTGTAGTTCTCAGGCCAACAAAGGTCAGAAGTCTTTACTGTCAAATGGTTGGACGAGGTACCAGATTATCACCGGAAACTGGCAAAGATCATCTGTTATTGCTGGATTTCCTCTGGCATACAGAGCGGCATGAGTTGTGCCATCCGGCGAGCTTGATCTGTGAAAATGCAGAAGTTGCCCAGAAGATGACTGAGAATCTGGAAAAAGAAGCCGGTATGCCGGTTGACATCGAAGAAGCAGAGAAAAAAGCATCTGAGGATGTTGTGGCACAGCGTGAAGAATCTCTTGCGAAACAGCTTGCTGAAATGAAAAGACGAAAGAAGAAACTTGTGGATCCATTACAGTTCGAGATGTCAATTCAGGCAGAAGATCTGTCCAGTTATGTACCGTCTTTTGGCTGGGAGATGGGACCACCATCAGATAAGCAGAAAAATACACTTGAAAAATTAGGTATTCTTCCTGATCAGATAGATAATGCCGGTAAAGCGGCGAAATTTCTTGATCGATTAGAGAAAAGAAGAAATGAAGGACTGACGACTCCAAAACAGATTCGTTTTTTGGAAGGAAGAGGTTTCCAGCATGTAGGTACATGGCAGTTTGAAACAGCGAAGAACCTGATTGATCGGATTGCCGGTAATGGTTGGAGAATCCCAAGTGATATTGTGCCACAGGAATATAAAGGAGCATAAACATGGAGCAGAGGACAAGCCTTGCAGAAATAATTGAATACATCGATCCTGGTTCCCTGAGCTATCAGGACTGGGTGAATGTCGGAATGGCACTGAAGCTGGAAGGCTATCCGATCAGCGTCTGGGATCAGTGGAGTCAGAAAGATTTCAGCAGGTACCATTCCGGAGAATGTGAAAGAAAATGGAGAACCTTCTCTGGGTCTTCTTCTCCAGTGACAGGTGGAACTATCGTTCAGATGGCAATCGAACATGGCTGGGTACCTGAAAGAGGACATGAACTGGACTGGAATGACAGCATTCAGATTGACAGTGACCGTGTAGTAGTAGATAAGAACTGGCTGGAAGGAAAAGAAATTCATGAGCCTGAAAACTGGAATCCAGCAGAACAGTTGATCACATATCTGGAAACGCTGTTTGAAGCAGGTGAGAATGTAGGATATGTGACTGGTAGCTGGGAAAAGACGGATGAGAAAGGTACACGCTGGCTTCCTCAGAAAGGTTCCTGGGACCGTACTGCCGGTCAGCTCATTGAACAGCTCAACAGTTGTAATGGAGATATTGGTTCCGTATTTGGAGATTATAATCCGAAAGCTGGTGCATGGATCCGTTTCAATCCATTAGATGGAAACGGATGTAAGAATGAGAATGTTACAGAGTACAGATACGCACTGGTCGAATCAGATCATATGGATATCGAGCAGCAGAACGCTATTCTGAGAGAATTGGAGCTTCCTATTGCATGCCTGGTGTATTCCGGAAAGAAAAGTCTTCATGCAATCGTGCGTGTGGATGCTGCAGATTACAGCGAATACAGAAAGCGCGTGGATTATCTTTATGAGGTTTGCCAGAAGAATGGCATTGATGTAGATACACAGAACAGGAACCCTTCCAGATTGTCCAGAATGCCTGGTGTGCAGCGCGGAGAAAAGAAACAGTTCATTGTAGATACCAATCTGGGAAAAGCATCCTGGAATGAGTGGTATGAGTGGATCGAAGGAGTAAATGATGATCTTCCGGAACCAGAAGGACTGGAATCAGTATGGGATAATCTTCCGGAACTGTCACCATGTCTGATTGAGGGAGTTCTCAGAAAAGGGCATAAGATGCTTATTGCTGGTCCTTCTAAAGCTGGTAAGTCATTTTTGCAGATAGAACTGTGTATTGCCATTGCAGAGGGTAGGAAGTGGCTACAGTGGCATTGCGCACAGGGTCGTGTGATGTATGTCAATCTGGAGCTTGACAGAGCAAGCTGCCTGCATCGATTTAAAGATGTTTATACATCTATGGGAATTGCGCCGGAGAACCTTCAGAACATTGATATCTGGAATTTGCGAGGCAAATCAGTACCAATGGATAAGCTTGCACCTAAGTTGATCAGAAGAGCAGCAAAAAAGGATTATGTAGCGATCATTATCGATCCGATCTATAAGGTTATTACCGGTGATGAGAACAGTGCGGATCAGATGGCTAACTTCTGTAATCAGTTCGACAAGGTATGTACGGAACTGGGCTGTGCCGTAATTTACTGTCATCATCATAGTAAAGGTAGTCAGGGCGGTAAGAAATCAATGGACCGTGCTTCTGGATCTGGTGTATTTGCTCGTGATCCGGATGCACTATTGGATCTGATAGAACTGGAACCAACAGAAGCGCTGATGAAACAGGAAGAGAATAAAGCTGTCTGTGGAGCTTGCAAAAGTTATCTGGATGCTCATTTCAAGTGGCAGGATGACCTTTCACAGGATGATCTGCTGAGCAGTACACAGATGATGGATTACTGCAGGGAACACTTAGATAAATGGCAGATGATAGCCTTGGAGCGTCAGGTAGAAGCAGCAAAGGCTGTCGCAAAGTCAAAGACTGCATGGAGAATTGAAGGAACGCTCAGAGAGTTTCCGAAGTTTGAACCGGTCAATTTATGGTTTGATTATCCGGTGCATCGTATTGATCAGATTGGAAGTCTTAGAGATCTGCAACTGGAAGCAGAAAAACCGATGTGGGAAAAAGCAGCTCAAAAAAGGAAAGAGAATGCTCAGAAAACCCGTGAGCGTAAGCTGAATGAATTTGAGATTGCATTTCAGAATATTGAGTTTGATGGCAGGGAGATTTCGGCCGCAGAGCTGGCAGAAGCACTTGATACAAATTCAAGAGAGCTGCTTTCATGGCTTGGAGAAACCAAGAGGCAGAAGAAAGAATTACGTAGAAAATTCGAAAAATATATGGGTGATGATGGTAAAGCCTATATCAGAAGAAAGAGTGCACAAGACTGAACACAACTTAGATTATGAACAGTACACGCAACTACAATTTTTATGATTATGTGCATATATGCTCAGAATCATATATTTCTGATTATGTGCAGTGAGCAAAAAGGGTGCGTGCGCAATATATACTACGTATATAGTATGTGCGTACCCCCACCTAGCGGGGGTAGGTAGTCGTGCGACAAGCTCACGCACGACGACCACCCACCCCGCACTCAGGTGGGCACCATACCTTGAGCAGAGAAAGAAGGAGTTGAAATGAGCACTGAATTTTTTTTAGCTATGAATCCTCCGACAGTAACACACCAGGAACATAAGGTTGCTGTTGTGAATGGCAAGCCAGTATTTTATGATCCGCCGGAATTAAAAGCAGCCAGACAAAAGCTGATGGCTCATCTTGGAAAAGAAGTTCCAGAGGGACCATACACGAAAGGTCTTCGGTTGGTAACAAAGTGGCTGTTTCCGGATGATGGTAAACATGGCAATGGCACATACCGGATCACAAAGCCGGATACAGACAACCTGCAGAAGCTGTTAAAGGATTGTATGACAAGAGTTGGCTTTTGGGAAGATGATGCATTGGTGGCATCAGAAGTGGTCGAGAAGTTCTGGGCACAGATACCGGGAATTTACATCAGGATTGAGGAATTATGACAGGGAAAGAGTTAGAAAAGCTCTGGGAGCTATATCCAGAAGTGAGAGAATTGTATGAGCAGTATAATGACATCCTGGTTGAGGATGATCAAGCCTGGAAAGAACTTACCGGCAGAGCCGAAGAACTGATCCGGCAGAGCAATACAGATCTGAAAACAACAGTGATACTGGAAACAGTCCGGCAACTGGAATTTCTTGCCAGGAGGAGAGCATCATGAACAAAATGCGTGAATACGAGCGGGGGAGAGAGGACGGTCTTGACCTTGCTCTTCGGATAGTAAGGCAGGGCGGATTAGAAGCCCTGGAGAAAGAAGTAAGATTCCGGAATATCACCGGAGTACATACATCACTGGCAGTAAAGGACCTCGACAAGGCATCTGAAAAGATCAAAGAAATGACCCTGGACACATTTACGATCTTAAGTATCGCAGTACTGCATGATTACTTTGGATTCGGACAGAAGCGCTGCCAGAAGTTTATGGACGGTATGGACAAAGGCGCTGAGTATCTGACAGATGATCTCGCAACATGGCCTGATTACATAAACAGCATAAAAGAACAGCTTGGATTTGAGCTGGAGATCAGATGGAATAACTGAGGAGGACGCAGAATGCAATTAAAAGACTTAACCAATAACCAGAGGCGCAAAGAGTTTCTGGAGGACTATACCGGATGGAAATTATGGCTTGTTGTGCCGGAAGTAAACGAAAAATATTATTCATATTCGCTTCCTGATAACTCAATGATTATTGCAAAAGAAACCGAGCACACCAAAGGCGATGACTGGTGGAAGAAAGAAGAACGTGGTGGCTATTACGTTACCACAGAATATTATCTTCTGGAAGGCGACTGGGAGAGATTTGCAGACTGTAAGAAGAGCAAGACACAGATTGTTGAACATTTGAGAGAGGTGACAAAATGCTAATTAGAAGTCAGAATAAACGCATATTAATCAATATGAACAACGTATCAAGCCTAGAAGTGAGCGATAATGAATTAAGAATTTTCGCTGATAATGGTGAAGCTATTTATGATATTGGCGAGTATTCCACCAAAGCAAAAGCCATAAAAGTACTGGATATGATTCAGGAGGCTTACATGGATTACAAATCCGGTGAAATTATTGGCAGTGGGTTGGCAGGATCAGCATACACAGGAAGCTATGATACAAAAGAAAGTGTGGCACATGGAATTGCTGTATTAAAAGGCTATGGAAATGAGGTAAGAAAATCAATCCTGTTTCAGATGCCAGAAAATAATGAGGTGGTTGTATGACGAACAAAGAAAAGTACGCTAATGAAATTCTGAATATCGCATGTAGCAGGTTTGGATTTGCGGTATCTAAAAGAACAGGGAAACCTTGCTATTGTTGCGATATTGATTGTAAAAATCAATGTTTGCTTTACGAAGAAGACGATGGGGTTATGTTTTGCTTAAAAAATGCAGTAAAATGGGGAAACTCAAAATATACTAAACAGCCGACAATTTCAAAAAAGGAAAAAATGTTTTTGAGCTGCGTTGGTGGAAGAGCAAAGTATCTTGGAAGACATTATAGTGGGGAGCTATATGTATCAAGACAGAAACCACTGTTGGTTAATGGAATTTGAGACTGTTGCGCAACTGCCAAAGTCCCTGAAGAGATTTTTGGCAATATGTTCACGTTCATTAGAAATAACGAGGAACCATGGTCTATTGCAGAGCTGTTAAAGTTGGAGGTGGAAGTATGAGCCATATCAGAGACAGATTATCGGATTATCATGATTTCATGAAGAAACTTGTGGATGACCACCAGATGGTTTTAGCAAGTGATGTTCTGGAAATGATAGAACAGCTTAAGGATGATCTGGAACAGGACGAGAAAGAAAATGGTTGGATTCCAGTCAGTGAGAGATTACCGGAAGACGGAACATATATCACTACTTTAGACGGAGAGCTTGTCGGACAGGAAGAACCATTCACGGGAATGTGCGGTATCGAAAATGGAAAATGGGATGATGAAGACTGTGTTATTGCCTGGATGCCACTTCCAGAACCATATAAGGAGGACTAAATGGGATATTGCAAATTAGAGTGTCCGGACGGCGAAACAGAGTGCTGCATCTGCTGTACTAAGAATGATTCTTGCCAGTGCAAATGTGATGATATGGACAGTTATGAATATGCAGAAGATTATGTTGAGGAGGACGAGCCATGATTACATTATTATGTGGCATATTTATCGGACTTAATGTCGGCGCATGGGGAGTGATTATGCTCGCCATACTGTACGATAAGCACCACCCAGACGATTAGAAAGGAGAACGGTATGCTGACAAGGAATAAGAAGCTGAAAGACTACGGTATTCCGGCAGAAGACATAGAAAAACTGAATACGATGCTGAAAGACTTCCCGGCAGAGTACGGATACCTGCTTTCCAGTGCTGCCTTGTCAGCTTGCCCGAAAAACACGGTGATAGCGGATATGGTTATCGAAAATATCCTACACCGGAAAAGCTACAGGAAAATCAGCAGAGAAAGATATATCCCGATGAATCCGAAGGACTTTTACGGATACAGGCGCAAGACCGTCGCTGTACTGTATGAGAGGATGCGGTTGTTTGGAGTGTGGGAGGATGAATAAATGCGATTAATAGATGCAGACGAATTAATTAAATACATTAAAATTTGGGAAATTGGCACAAGTATTAGCTCTGACCAGAAAGAGTTTATTGATTGCGTTAACGAGCAGCCGACAGCATTTGATGCGGAAAAAGTTACGGAATCGCTTATGGACAGATTTCGTGTTGTTTCCAATGATGAGGACTTGGAATGGAACAGAGCTATAGATTATGCTATTAAAATCTTAGAAGGTGGTGATTGATAATGGCGAATGGGTTGAGGGGTGTTTGGTAATAGACCATTCACGGTCAAACTTATTTGAATATCGAATTCAACCAGTTGAATCAGGTGTTTTATACGCACCACCTATTGATCCAGAAACACTCTGCCGGTTCGCAGGATTTTGCGACAAGAACGGTAATAAAATTTGGAAGAATGACATTTTGATGTGCCATGGAAACCCAAAAGACCTTGTAAAAGTGCTATTTGGAGAATTTGGTGTAAGAAATATTGAAACCGGCTCCATAGTAGATAAAGTTGTCGGATGGCATTATGAGATTATTCCGACAGATGCAATCAGCAGATGTGAACCATTCTGCTGGTCAATGCCGCTGACAGAAGATTATATCGAAAGATGCGAAATGGAAGTAGTTGGTAATATTTTCGACAATCCAGAATTATTAAAGAAGAAATCAGATGAGTAAATTGTATGTAAGTGTTGGCATGAGCTTATCAATTGATTATGACGATATTGAAGCCGATACAAAAGAAGAAGCTGAGGAAATAGCAAAAGCACGAGCATCAGAAGATATTGACTACAATAACTGCAATTGCGAAGTTGACAATATGAGCGTGTGGTCTAGTTTTGAGGAGGAATCAAATGAGTAAATCAGTGCTAGTGATAAATACGCCAGAACGATGTATAGATTGCGAAATCGGACAGAATTATAGCAACATTATAGAAACCTGTGTTTCTTGCCCGATTGCAGGAAAGTCAGCGTTAGATGGAGAAGCAGAATCAATCCCTGATTGGTGTCCATTGAAGCCACTGCCGGAGAAAATGAAAGTAACTGGGCTTTATAACGGCGAGTATTTCAAAGCGGGAGGCAAACTACCGAGCTATAAGATCGGCTGGAACGATTGTATTGATGAGATTACAGGAGGAATGGATTAATGGCATGTGCAAAGAAATGTGATAGATGTGGAAAACTGTATGAGCAGTACAATTCTAAAAACGATAGAAAAAATCCTAATGGGATCATGGTATTAAATCTGGATAGTCAGAGAAGATATTTCGCACATAATGCTCTGGATTTATGTCCTGATTGTATGAAAGGATTTCAGGACTGGTTTGGAGAGGTAAAGTAGATGGAGAGATTAACACTTGAAGAAGCTATTAAATACATAAAAGAAGTAGTTTGTAAGAACAGAAAAAATAAAGAAAAGAATACTATTGTTATTCCTAACAGCTTTATAAGTAGCGCTGATTGTGCTGAAAAATACGAACAAGTTGCAAAATGGCTGAAAGAATTAAAATCTTACAAAGAAGCAGAAGAACATGGATTATTAATGAAATTACCAGTACCATTAGGAACTACAGTATATACGTTAAGTACGATTTTTGATTGTATTTATGATTATGACTGTAAAAGCTATCAAAAGTGGAAATGTAAAGAAGATATTCCATGTGAATATGAAAAGAGATCATACCATATAAAAGAAACTGAGTTCGGTTTTGTTATGGCACATTCTATTGGAGAAACCGTATTCCTCACTCGTGAAGAAGCTGAGAAGAAGTTGGAGGAGATGAAGAAAAAATGTTAAGAATAACGCTAGACGAAGCTATTGCTTATGAAGAAGAAATAGTGGAAAGAGCACGTAGCGCTATGAATTTTGAGTCAGTTGATTCTATTGATAATGATATAAAATCAAATTGTAAAATAATAGAGA